AGCGTAGAGTTGGTTACGGCACTGGTCCGTTGCATTGATGCCATTGCAACATTTAATGCAATAAAACGAGAAATTGATGCGCCAAGACTGGTGATAAGATTTACAAGAATTCTCCCTCCTAGCAGATTAAATACTGTATTGACCAGTAGAACATTCCCGTAAAGTTTTAGCAGAAAACCAGTGATAGGGTTGCCAGCTATAGCGGCAAAAGTTTTGCCAACATTCAGCAAAATGCTCCCAAAAGTTTGAAGCAATGGTAATAATTCTTGGATATTTTGAGCAATGCCTTCAAAAGAAGGACGCAGTTTTTCTAGTTCTTGAGCAAAAGCAAGGCCTCCTGCTGTTTTCGCCGCAGTGCCAGTAAAGAAAGCATTGAAGCCATCAGTAATCGTTTTAATACCATTGGTCATCGGCATTACCACTGCATTCAGGAATCCCACTGCAACGGGCTCAAAGCTTTCATACAAAAGCTTCGTAGAGTTTTGCATACGATTCATAACACCCTGGAATGTCCTAGCAGCACCCTCTGCTCCTGGGCCAAACTCTTGCCGCATGATGACGCCGACATTCGTGAGCAATGTTTTCATCGCACCACCCTTATACACGCCATCTTCTAAGGCTTCGGAAAACTTGCTAATGGCTTCTGGTCCCTTAAATCCAGCAGCTTCCGCAAAAATTGCCATGGCCCCAGGCAGCACGTCTCCCAATTGCCCTTTCAATTCTTCGCTCATCACTTGACCTTTGCTGGCCATCTGAGCAAAGGCATAATTAACCCTGTCTACTTTGTCGGCACTCATGCCAAACGTAGCAGCAGTTTGACTGATACCTAGAAACAAGTCGCGAATTTCATCGCCACTAAAGCCAGCCGGTTGCATTGAGGCATAAAGCTTGACGAAGCCATCACGAGCTGACTGAAGAGGAACATTATATTTGTCAACAATATCAAGAATGAATTGAGAGGATGCTGCTGCTTCCTTTGCTGTTGGGGAGATTTCACCAATAGTATTCCGAAAGCTTTGCAATGCACCAACAGCTTCCCCCACTTGGGCAGGAAAAGTTTGAATAAAAGCAAGCGCTTTGTAAGCGGTGCCAAATAGTAACACCTGTTTCGCTGCAAAACTAAATTCCTCCCCAAGTTCCCGCACAATGCCACTGCCAGGCAAGTTAGGCATATTGAATTGCATTCCGCCAGGGCCGCCAGGTCTCCCCCCAAACGGGCCGCCAGTTCCTCTACTGGGAGGAGCACCTCCACCCTGCGCGACCAGTGCCCCTGGCGCTGCGTAGGGAACAATGGCGCTAGTAGGACGTGCTGCTCGATAAGATTGACTATAAGGCGCCGGTATGCGACTGGGGCCTGCCCCCATAATGTCTACTCCTCGCAGCGCGGATCGCATCCGAGCTTCTCTTTCTCTTCTCGCAAAAAGTTGTTCTCTCGTTTCTCCCTCCCTTCCTAGCCGACCAGTGCTATAGGTGCCGGGTACTCGTCCAACCCCTGCAGGCAAGAATCCTGCAGTCGTCCTTCCTCCCAATAGTCCTTGGCGAGACACAGGAGCCCCAAGATCGGTAATTTTAACGGCTCTAATATTTTGTTTAACTGCGTCCACAAAAGCATTGGCCGCCCCTCTTAATATTTGTTTTAATTCTTCCCCGAGTGCTGTTGGCAAATATTTCTGTGCTCCAAAAGCAGTGCCAGGAAGTCCTTTTGCTATGGCGCCAGGAGGTAAAGCTCTCCCTGTAGACGAAGGTCCAATGGAAAAAGAACGAGGAGGAACGGTGGGATTGAAATCAATATTTGGAATGCGCCTACGTTCAGCTTGTGCCTGTCTAATTTGCGCTGGATCAATACCTGCCATAAACAAAATGGCGCGAGCCAGTTGGTCTAGTGCAGTACGTTGAATTTTGCCAGCACCTGGCTCATTCCGCATACGCATTTCCATGCCAGAGGCGGTTTTACCTACCATCCCTTGTGTACGCATGAATTCCATGAGGCCAGCGGCACCTTCTGACGATCCTGCAAAGCCACCTCCCTTGACCTTTGCCTTCACGTCAACGCTGATGCCACCGAGAGACTCCTTGACCGCCTTCTTGAAATCGGCTACGTCTTTCTGCGTTATAGACGGAGTGATACTGACTGGAATACGAATTTTATTCCCAGTGTCCTCTAACGCATCCTCACGAATACTTCTACGGATAGAAGCTACTACGGCACTACTGTCTTTCTTTGTTACACCATTTTCAACCGTAATTGGTATTTTGATTTCCTTTTGTGTCTCTAGCGCTGCCAACTCTCTCCTTATGCTGGCAATTTTGTCTGGAAAGGCATCAATATTACCACCAATCTCAATGCGATATACACGACGCTTAATCGCACTTTGTAAATTATTTAATTCCTTGTCTAAGGTGGACCGATTAAATTTAACATTCAGCTTTGGCGTAAATTCACTTTGCGCGACCACCGTAAGCTTTTGAAGCTGCTGCCGAAAAAAGCCAAGATCAAGCGATACATTAAGCCTTAGCTCAGCAGCCATTCTCTTGCCATCCTATTATTAAGCAGTTTAGCCATTATTCAACGCTTTCACGCATTGCCGCAGTTTTTAATTCATCAGAAAGCAAAGCAATAACTCTTCCGTCCATTTTCCTAGTGCGCATCAAGCGCTGCAACACTGCAATGCTTTCGTCTGTAATACCATTTTCCTTTTTGATCATGCGAGTGTCAAAGGGAAGAAAATCTTCTGGCGTAGCCTTTGCCTTTTTCCCTCCCAACGCACCAACTACTACTGCACCAAGTTTTGCAGTGGAAATACTTGCAATGTTGTGATTGGTAATATCATGCTTTTCCAACCATTTCAATGCAGCACTTACGTCTCCCACTCGTTGCTTGCCAAAATTTGCACTTGTCCATCGTTCATCTCTTAGCGCTGAAGCATTCAAGCGAAAATAAATTTCATTCCATTTCGTAAGGGAAGCCAGGAAGTTGCGAGATTGCTTCTCTAATCTTTCGGCAATACTGCCACTGACTTCCTCTGCGCTTTTTTTGCCGATGCCTTAGCTTCAACTTCTTGCTCGCTCATGATGAATTCCATTGCTTTACCAATGATTTCACGAGTGAAGAATTTTGTGTCTTCAATGGACCAATCATCAATGGCGGTCCATGCGTCTTGGATGAGACCTTCACCACGGCAACGAATAAAAGCGGTGACCATGCGAGCATTGCTTGTCTCAACGCTGCCGCCACTGTTAATCATGCTGAGCGTTTCTTCGGTGAAATCACTGAGTAGTTCCATCTCGGAAAGATCAGCGCCGCCTTGCAACAGTGCAAACGCTTCATCAAGAGCAATGCCTTTCACAGTGGCAATACGCTTGGCCAGTTGCACGGCACGAATGGTTGCTTGGCTTTGGGCCTTACTGATTTCTTCCTGCTCAATGGCCTCCGAAACGAGCCAACCACCATGCTTGCGAAGGCGCAATGTTGGCAACAGCTCGAAATATTCAGGCTCTTTAGAAGCAACGAGAAAACTATACTTGCTCATGGCTAAGAATGTTCAAAGTGGCGTTGAATACTTTAACTCGTTCGCTGTTGGAGCGAAACTCCTTAGGTACTTCAACGATAAAGCGATGATGTTCGTTCGTAATTCTAGTGGTCGTTTGCTGGCAAGAAACAAGACACAGTACGCCCACCTCCATGCTGGTGCCTTCTATATCGCAATTAATAGCATGAATGCGATTGTCTTCACTCCATAGATAATCAACTTGCATTTAATTGCCTTAAGGCTTCAGTCACTCTTAGTGTAAATGCCATGCCAGGGCTTTTCCTGAAGAAAGAAGCTTCCACTCGAATGTCATCTGTAAATGGACGGGGGTATCCTGCATTCGTTCCAGTGCCTTCATGCACATACTCAGCGTATTCTTGTCCGCTACGATTTCTAGCATCCCAATGCCATGATGCTTGTACACCATTGGACCCAGTAAGAATATTTAAACTTTTTATGCCACTTTCGTACAATGCTCCCAAATCGTAAATATCCCTTGGACTCCCCACTTGCTCACCATTTTCCCTGATAGTCAGAGGGCTGTGCTTCCATTTTTCCTCCTTAAATTGATCATCCCAATGCGCCCCATTGATATCCTCTTCAGCCCACAAGCGAAATGCAGTAATTAGAGCCTTTTCAATGGAATCGCCGCCAATAATTCTTGCGCCAATTGCCATAATTAAGGCCCAGGATAAAGACGACGAACGGTCATGTCAGGAATAATGAAACGACAACGCTCATAGGCCACGTCATCGCCAGGTGTAAATCGGACATTGGCATCAGGAAAACGCCGTACCATTCTGTCCATTGCAGCAGCAATTTCTTGGCCATCAGGATTGTACTGAACAATTATCACTTCCCATTGTTGCAACACTTTCGCAATGCCTACGCCTGCCACTGGAAGCAGTTCAGGATATTGTCGCATGGTCACTTCTAAGCCCACTACCCTCCATTCACTGGGAACGCTTTTCTGCCCCACCACATACACGGCAGGCACTTGCGTATTGTCAGGAAATATATAGGAGCCAATCAAATTGGGACTGTCTCCCAAAAGACTGACAATGGTATCGCGAAGTTGTGTGATATTCATTTTTCCATCCTAAGAAAAAGCCTCCCGCGAGGGAGGCAGAAGAATCAATGGGAAAGAAATTAGGAGTTGGGAGCAGTCGGGATGATGCTGCCAGTTTCTGAGGCATTCTGGTTGATGCCAATACGACCCCGGCTAATCAAGTCGAAGGTAACTTCCACAAGATTATCAGCAGGGTAGCTCTCGCTATAGTTCATGACACAAGCAACATAAGCCACACGATCATAGTAATAAGTATTGCAGGACGCCCCCAGTTGCTTATTAACTTCCACATAGACTTCGTGGTTCTTGTTGTAACGACTTTCAGAAATAACTTGGAAAGCTTCGTCAAAGCTGTTAGGCAGGAACACCGTGCCATCAACATCTTTCTGGAAGTAAGAAGTGATGGAAGCAGTGGCCTGTGAAGTGACGATCACGCTATCTGAAAAACCACCACCGCCGAGGAGGTAGAATTCAGTGTTGCCATCGTTGAAGGCCACGGAAGCCGTGGTGGCCGCCTGGAGGGTGTAGAGGGTGGGAGCGCCGCTGACGGTGAACGTAGCGCCGCTTTGAGTGATAACTGGACGTGCAGTGCCCGCAATCGAACCAACACGCACAATTACGTCTTGGCTCTTAACCAGTTCTGTGGGGTGGTAGAGCATGAGATTGCCTCAGCAATGGGAAAGAGAAAGTGGTTAAGCGTCAGACGTTCTGTACGCTTCCTTTGCCAACCAGTCTAAAAATTCCTCTGATTGGTGTACCAAGAAACTGCCAATAATGATCCACTAGTTGTTCATTTGGCAATAACTCAAACCGTCCTTCCCTTCCATTGATGGTGGCAGCAGCAGAATTACCAGGAGTGACGCCAGACAAGGCCAGAGGCCCTGTCAATCGTCCTTCCATGTACACGGCAGTATTGTCTGCCCCGAGCAAGTAATCATACTGTGGATTACGCTTTTGCTTCAAACTGGCATAGTATGTCACGCCAGTTGAAACTGCTTCATAATTCCCAGTGCCTGATGCAACGACATAGCCAGAAGCGACAGACCACACAAGAGTGGCATTAGCAAGTGGCGAATTGCCGTTGATCATACAACAAAACCAATGGAAAAGGAACCAGCGACGGTATCAGTCATTCGTTTGAACTCTTGACCATATTGAGTGGCTTCAAGTCCTTTGCCATATACTTTGCCATCTGTAGCACCCACTTGGATGCCCATTTGTGCAAGTTGAATGGCAATAATATGTGCCGCAAGATGCTTTACTGCACGGTCGGTTTGGCTTCCGAAAATGTCAGCCGAAGCATCGGCAGTGGCTTCTTCAATGGCCCCATTAACAATTCCCGATGGATGGGGAATAAATTCAGGGAAGCGATCAAGAAAAGTTGCATAGGTGACAGCCATGATTAAGCTTTGCCAATGCGAATGTTTTCAATGCGCTTGTTGATGGCATTCCTCACCTTCACACGTCCTTCAATCTTTTTCCATGAAACCAATTGCTCAGAGTCATGAATGATATCAATAACGCGGAAGGCTTCGACCAAGGGTAATCCAGAAAGAGTCTCGACGCTTTCGGGAATACTTTCCACACTGAGTTGTTCTTTCAGTTCCTCAATGGCACCAATGGCCATAAGTCGCTTTACAGTTCGATTTTCTCGTGCTTCTTTCCACTTGGTATCTGGCACGTCTTGATTCAGGCCAGGAGCCAATTGAATCATTCCATTGTCAGTGATAATGCCGAAGCCACCCTCACGCGGCGGATTTTCAAGGTCGGGGCGATAAGCAATGAGCATTTGTTGTTCAGTGAGAACTGCTCATCAGCTTAACGCCCGTCTCTTGCCTAAGCTCAAGCCGAGGCTTGGACGTAGATGACGCTCTTGGGGTAGTAGAGAGCCACGCCACCCACGCGAGCATGGGCAGGAACAATGAATTCCAGGCCACGTTGCTGGGGCGGGAACAGTTCCAGGGGTTGAGGAATGTGCAGTTGCACCTTCTCAGGATCGCGCTTGTACACCACCATACGGTTGGTATTCAGAACGCTATTGTCTGCATCCAGTTGGTTGATGGGCTCAACGTTGCGGATGTAGGGATTCGTCCTAAGGAAATACTCAAGCACGGTCACGTCCGACGAATCGGAATTGCGCTGGGTGCTCACCTTGTTGTAGTCCTCATAAGCCATGAGGATGGTGTCGGGCTGCTCCTTCATCTTGGAAGCATTGATGATGGCGCTAACGCCATAGTTCAACAGTTCCAGCATTTCTTGAGCAGTGGTGCCACTATTAGTGAACCACTTGTCAGCCGCAATCACATCAACGGTGGAGTTGTTAAAGAAACCAGCAAGGCCAACGGTGGATTCACCGAACATTGCCACTTCTTCCACTTTCTCTTCGTAAGCGCGACGCACTGCAGAAGCACGACGTTGCTCAAGGGCAATATTTGCCATTTGAGCGGCCCGCAGTTCTTGAACGGTATAACCG